GGTATTGCGTACACGCTACAGAAGAGACCGATGAGAGTTTGATTGACGAAGTGCTAATAACCAAAAAGGTAATGTGATGAGTGGATGGGAGGAATTAGATTCTGCGCCGCCAAAGGCTGCACCAAAAGAGATTAGTGATACAGATAAGTTGTGCTTACGAGTATTTAGCACAGAGGAAGGGCAAAAGCTGTTGAAGTGGTTGCGAGAGCAGACAATTGAGCAGCATTGCTGGCTGCCAGGGGCGGAAGCGTCCTATGGCTATTTTCACGAGGGGCGATGTAATCTTGTCAAAGAGATTGAAACCCGTGTTCAACGAGCAAGGAATCCAACATGAGCGAAACTCAAGCAACCCAACCCGAAGATACTGGCGCAAGTCAGGATGAAGGCCTATTGGGTGGTTTAGATGTTCAAGACAAAAGCACTAAAGAAGTAAACCCTGAAGCCGCAGCGGTAGATCATCGTGCGGCAGAGTCTATCCCAGAGGACGAGGCCGTAGACAGACCTGAGTGGTGGCCTGAAAACTTCTGGAAAGAGAACGAGCCTGACTTGGAAGGCATTGCCAAGTCTTGGAAAGATATGCGCAAGATGGTATCCCAAGGCAAACACAAGGCTCCCGCTGATGGCAAATATGATTTAAAGGTGTTTGGTGATAACCCAGATAACCTGCCTATGGTTCCTGTGTTCACTAAGTGGGCAGCAGACAACGGTGTTTCTCAGGCAGCCTTTGACCAGTTCGCAGGTGATGTAGTCAAGATGGCAGGCGAGTTGAGCACTGGCCCCACTATCGACCCTGCTGTTGAGAAGAAGGCGCTTGGCCCTAATGCCGATGCCGTGATTAACGGAATGGTGAACTGGGCTCGTGGTCTGGTTAATAAGGGTGTCTGGAACGGTGATGACTTTGAAGAGTTTAAGGTCATGGGTGGTACAGCCAAGGGGCTCAAGGCTCTGATGAAAGTGCGTGAATCCTATGAAGGACGTATACCAATTGAATCACAACCCATTGAAGGGCAGCCTACAGACGTAGAGTTGCAGCAAATGGTCGGTGATCCCAAGTACCAGAGCGATCCAGCGTACCGACAAAAGGTAGAACGCCTGTTTGCCCAGCGGTATAATTAACTGATCTCCTCCCCTTAGTTCAGGGTTTGCCCTAGCCTCAGTGCTAGGGTTTTTTTTGGTATGCTCAAGTTGTGGGTGCAACGGGTTAGCGCCGTTGTTCAACGAGATAGTGTTTTATTTTCTAATGGAAACCCTGCTTTATGGGAACCCACTTTACTTTTGTTTTAAAATAGTAGATAATTTGTACATCCCTTGGTCGGGGTGATAAAGCAATAAGGCTTCACATGGATACTCAGTAGGTTATTGCACCTACCCGACCAGACTCTTTAAAAGGAGTTGAGTATTCAGGTGAAGCCTTTTTTTATGGCTGATAATCATGGATTTAAAACTTGCTCAAGAGTTGTTTGAATATATTGACGGTAGTTTGTATTGGAAATCAAATTACAGAAAATCAAGGATAGGCAAAAAAGCAGGAATTCCGCATTCAAAAGGCTATGTTCAAGTAGGGTATAAAAATAATATTTATATGGAACATAGACTAATATTTTTATTGCATTATGGGTATACGCCAAAATTAATAGACCATATTAATAATAATAAATCTGACAATAGAATTTGCAATTTAAGAGAAGCAAATTTAAGTCAAAATGGTCATAACATGAAAACTCCAAAACGCAACACATCTGGAATTAAAGGTGTTACATGGGGAGAAAGCAATAAAACTTGGCGGGTTCAAATTAGTATTAATGGCAAAAATACATTTATTGGATCATATAAAGATATTCAGATTGCAAAAACAGCTATTGAAAAAGCAAGAATGATGTATCACGGAGAATTTGCCAATCACGGCTAAGTTGTGTTGCGTGTTGAGGCAATAAAACTCATCCGTACTCCACACGACAGTAAGCACCTACATGGGTGGCGTGGAATGGAACATAGGCTAGTCACACACCCGACTGCAAGCCTCGCTGACTTAAATGGGTACAGCACAAGATACAGGGACATCGGTGGGACAAGACCTGTATACGATTGAACATTAACTCTGTGTAGGACTGGTATCTCTCTCTTAATGATAGGTATGGGTCAGGTAGGAACAGCGTAGGAAACTACAGGCTATCCACCCTTGGGGAAGGTATGTTTAAAAATAACCTAGTAATTATTGCAAGTTATCCACAAGCGTGTTAAAAAGCGCATATAGGCATATCAGATCACCGACCCTATACCGCAGTGGACACTGACGAATGGCTACCGCAAGTAGCAAGCAGTAGGCCCAGCAGCTAGCTGGCTAACCGAAAGCGCAAATACTCTTAACTTATCAAAGGATTTTCAAATGGCTATCAATCTCTCGACTGCCTTTGTTACCCTGTTTGATGCGGAAGTTAAGCAGGCGTATCAGGCTCAAGCCGTCCTGCGTGGTGCTATCCGTGTTCGTTCAGGTGTAGAAGGCTCTACATACAAGTTCCCTAAGATCGGCAAAGGTGTTGCTCAAGTTCGCATCCCCCAAACCGATGTGTCCCCACTTAACGTCACTTACGCTCAAGTCACTGCTACTCTGTCTGACTATATCGCTGCTGAATACAGCGACATCTTCATGCAAGCTAAGGTCAACTTTGACGAGCGCCGTGAGTTGGTTCAAGTTGTGTCTAACGCTATTGGTCGTCGTCAAGACCAGTTGATCTTAGACGCTTTGATTAACTCTGGTACAGCAAACACTGTTGCTTCCAGTATCGGTGGTGCTAGTTCAAACCTCAACGTAGCTAAGTTGCGTGCTGCTGCTGAACAGCTCAACACCAAGAACGTGCCGATGGACAACCGTCACATTGTGATCCACGCATCGAGCTTGTCCTCGTTGTTGGGTGAGACATCCGTGACTAGCTCTGACTTCAACACCGTTAAGGCGTTGGTTCAGGGTGACATCAACACATTCCTTGGCTTTACTTTCCACGTCCTTGGTGACCGTGAAGAAGGTGGCTTGCCTATTGCTTCTGGTGACCGCAAAGTATTTGCGTTCCACAAAGACGCTGTTGGCATGGCTGAGGGTATCGCCCCCAAGACAGAAATCAACTACATCCCAGAAAAGACTTCGTTCCTCGTGGCTTCGATGTTCTCCGCTGGTGCTGTTGCGATTGATGCCGAGGGTATCGTTCAAATCACTTGCGACGAAAACGGCGCTTAATAGGAGGCTGACATGGCTTTTTCTTCAACAGGCTTTACAGTAGTAACAGCTTCTAAGCGTGGTCAAGCACCTAGCGTCTACGCTTATAAAACGGCTGATGCTGCCGCAACAGTTGATACAGCAGGTTATTTCAACGCACTAGCTGATACACTTCAGGTTGGTGATTTGATTTATCTGGTTACATCAGCTACCGGAACCGCAGCGGCTTCGCTTGCGTATGTGGTGTCTAATGCTGCTGGTGTCGTTGATATTAACGACCCAACAGTTTTGGCTGCTACTGATACCGACTGAAGCTAAATCAGGTGAGGCATAAGCCTGCTTCTGGGGTAGCTCGGAGGCAGGCTTTTTTACTTTAAGGGGCTGTGATGGCGGCAGGTGATAGCGGAGTAAAAATCTGTTCAGACGCTCTGATTATGTTGGGCGCAAAACCCATCTCGTCTTTTAATGACGGAACAGACGAGTCAGGCGCTTGTGATCGGCTGTATCCCAATGTGCGTGATATGGCTTTGAGTGTATACCCGTGGAGTTTTTCGTACAAGAAGACCTCTATTGCACGACTCATTACCACTCCAAACTCTGAGTGGAAATACGAATTTCAGTTGCCAGGCGACCGATTAGGTAATCCTCGTGCAGTCTTTACTAGCAACCAGCCACACGCCCGTCCGTTTAAGGAATGGGAGATTATCGGCGACAAGCTGATGTCTAACGAGTTGGCGCTCTGGATTGACTACCCGTTCCAGACTGAGGAGTTTGCAATGCCTCAGTATTTTATACAGTTGCTCAAGTACATGATGGCTTGGCACTTGGCATACCCAATCTCTGAACAGCAGGATAAAGCTCTATACTGGCAAGCTGTTGCAGTAGGCAGTCCTGGTGAGAACGGACGTGGTGGCTACCTGCGCCAAGCAATGAATATGGACGGATACGGTAAGCCTACTCAAGCAATTGAGGACTTTACTCTCATTGATGCGAGATTCTAAATGGCACGCTTTGTTAATTTGCAAACCAATTTCTCTACAGGAGAGCTCGACCCTTTGCTGCGTGCAAGGGTTGACTTGGAGCAATATAACAACGCTTTAGCCAAGGCTACCAATGTCGT